TATTACCAGGACGCTCGCGATTAGTTTAAGTCGCTCTGGCCCAAGGAAGAACAATCCAATTGGCGATGGAAACTGTCTTGAAAACAGTCGAGTGTAACAGCCTTGGGGGTTCAACTCCCTCTTCTTCCGCCACAACAGATTGGGACACAGATGACCTTTAGTAAAAGTAACAACCCACGCACCCAAAAAACCGTGGAGGCTAAGGCCAAACTTTTGGCACTAGTTGCCGAGGGCATGGGTGCCCCTAGGGCTATGACCCAACTAGGGTACAAGGAAGACACCCTAAGAATCTGGCTATCACGGGATAAGAAGTTTGCCCGTGACCTAGAGGATGCTAAGGCTGATGCCAAAAATAAGTCCACCGTTGCGCTAGGCGTGGCAAAGGATGAGATTTCATTTCCTCAGTTCTCTGAGGTTTTCCTAAACCAGAGAGTCTTTTCACACCATATGGACTGGATTGACCTGTTGGAGGGTCGAGAGCCTTCTTGGCTCCACGACTCTATGGTCTATGAAGAGGGTGACCAGAACCGCCTATTGGTAAACGTTCCCCCTGAGCACGCTAAATCTACCGTGGTGACGGTTAACTACTCCACCTACCGCATTGCCCTTAATCCCAATGTGCGTATCATTGTGGTTTCTAAGACCCTCAATAAAGCACGAGAGTTCGTGTACGCGGTTAAGCAAAGATTGTCCCACCCACGTTGGCTAAAGTTACAAACAGCCTATGGGCCAGAGGGCGGATGGAAGCAAGACGCTGATACCTGGAAGGTAGATACTGTCTACCTCGGAGGCGAAGCCAGAGACTCAAGTGAAAAAGACCCAACCATCCAAGCACTTGGTATGGGTGGTCAGATTTACGGCGCACGTGCTGACTTGATTATTCTGGATGACTGCATTACAACCGCTAACGCCCATGAGTGGGACAAGCAAATTAACTGGTTGCAAAAGGAAGTTATTACCCGTCTGGGTAAGAACGGTAAGTTGCTGATTGTAGGGACACGAATTGCGGCGAATGATTTTTATAAAGAACTTCGTAATCCGAAGCATTGGTCTAACGGTAAGTGCCCATTTACTTACATGGCTATGCCTGCGGTTTTGGAGTATGGGAAGAACCCAGAAGAATGGGTAACTCTTTGGCCTAAGTCTGACACCCCTTGGGATGGAGACGAGGACACACCTGACGAGCAAGGGCTATATCCTAAGTGGGATGGCCCAGCGCTTTTCAAGCGCCGTGGCGAAGTAACTCCTAGTACTTGGGCTTTGGTCTATCAGCAAGAGGATGTCGAAGAAGATTCCATCTTCCCACCCGCCCTGGTTCAGTCTTGTATCAAAGGTATGCGCAAGCGAGGTCCGTTAAAACCAGGCGCGGTGGGACATCCGAACAGTGTTGAAGGTTATACAGTTGTTGGGTTTGACCCTGCTATGGGAAGAGGACACGCCGCGTTCGTTGCGATGACCTATAACCGTCTTGACGGAAGAATGTATGTGCTTGACTGTGAGAACATGTCTGAGCCTACGCCACAAAAAATCCGTGCGATGATTGAAGAGTTTACAATCAAGTATCGTCCTAATGAGTTCCGTGTAGAAATTAACGCACACCAGAAAGCATACGAACTAGATACAGATTTGCGCGAATGGCTGTCACAGTATGGCTGTAGTTTGAAGCCACACTTTACTGCAAAAAACAAATGGGATACCTCCCATGGTGTTGCATCTATGTCAACGATGCTAGGCACTATGCACGATGGAGTATTCCAAAAGAACAACTCGATTGAGTTTCCTTCCACTGAGGGTTCAGAGGGAGTGAAAGCATTAATCCAACAACTCATTACTTGGAAGCCTGAGACCAAAGGCAAGACAGACTGCGTGATGGCTATGTGGTTTGCGTTTATACGACTACGTGAGTTGATGCAACAAAGCACTGTTATCTCACGATACACAGAAAACCGTTGGGCCACACGTGCTCAACTATCAAGACGCGGAACTGTAAACCTAGACCTTGAACTGCAAGCGCAGTGGCAAGAACAATTCGGATAAGGAAACTTCATGGCTGTAAAACCAACTAAGCAACAGATTGCTCAGGCCAAAGCCCGTGCTGGTGGAAACAACCCAGTCAAGGTAACTAATGCTGGATTAAAAAAACTAGGTAGTGCTGCTGTTATTGCTGCAACGCTTACACCAGCAGGACGTGTTCTTAAAACTGCAACAACTGCGGTTAAAACTGCCAAAGCAGCCAAGGCTGCTAGCATTGCACAAAAAAAGGTTTATAAAGAAAAAGTTACAATACCTGCAAAGAGAGTTGTAAAAGCGGCAAAAGCAGAATTAAAATCAGATGCACGTGCACTAAAGGCTGCTAATAAGCCAACTAACAAAGTTGGTTCAAAAGCAGATAAAGAAATTCGTTCACGTACAAAATCTGTTGTGCTTTCTAAAGAAGAAACAGCAGCCCTTCAAGATTATTATTACGGTCTACCAAACTTGACTCAAGTAATGAGCCGTAGAGTTCCTAAAAATGATGCTCGTACTGTACGCAAGAGTCCAGTTAAGTTAAAGAAGAAGTAAGGAGTAGAGATGCCAGCACCTTTAGCAGCAGCAGTAGTAGCCGCAATAGCCCGTGCTGCGCTATCTAACGCAGCAAAAAAACGTCTTATGATTGCCGCTGCAAAGAAGGTTTCTGAAAAAGATATTAAGGCTCTTATCCGTACTGAGATGCAGACAGGTGCACCTAAACTAGGTCGTGCTAATCGCAGACCAGATGTGTCAAATGCACCTAAGCGTGTAGTAAAGCGGGAAGGTACTGGAAGTGTTCGAGCACCAAAGGTAGACCCTGCTAAAGAACTTTATAATTTTTACAAGAAGAAGCCTGACACAAAGACTGTAACTAAGTCTATGCAGAAGGACCGCGTTACTCCAGCAGATGTTATTGCTAAGCGTATTGCTGATAAGAACAAGCGCATCAAAGAAGGTGTTCAACCATCACGGGTATCCAAGCCACCTAAGCGTGAAGGTATGACTGAAGACTTAAAGGCGAAGCAAAGAGCATTAGCAATTGCTGCTAAGAAGCGTTCTGACAAAGAACAGCCAATTGATGTCCGCAACCCTGCTGCTAATCCAGAGCGTCCACCTAAGAGTGAACTTGCTGCATTTAGTTCTTTGAGCAAAGCAGAATTAAAAAATTACAATCGTATTGAAGCACGCATCAATGAGGCTATCAAAGCAAGTAGGAAAGCCGAGAAAGATGCAGCCAAGAAGAAACTACCTCCAAAAAGGACTAAGTAATGCTAACTGATAAGCAGATTTTTGCACGAGTTACGTCTCTCAGAGACCGTACCCGTGAGCGTGATGCTAGACATCAAGATGTATTGCTAGTTCGTCAAGGTCAGATTTCAAGTGTTTACCCTGATTTTTTTCCAGAAGGTGTAGATACAAACGTAGTTGCTAACTTTGTTGACATTGTAGCCCGTGACTTATCTGAAGTTATGGCTCCATTGCCAGCAGTTAACTGCTCAGTAGTTAGCCAGACTAAAGACCGTGCGCGTAAGGCAGCAGATAACCGCACTCGTATCGCTGCTAACTATTTCCACAATTCAGAGTTGCAAGTACAGATGTATACAGGCGCAGACTGGTACATTACATTTGGGTTTGTCCCGTTCATTATTGAATTGGACACTGAAGCAAAGTTGCCGCGTATTCGCGTAGAAAGTCCTGTCGGGGCGTATCCTGAGTTTGACCGCTACGGACGCTGCGTTGCTTTTGCTAAGCGTTATGCTATGCCATTGGCTGAACTGATTTCTCAGTTCCCAGAGTATACAGACGCTTTACTTGGTCGTGATGGTTATGACCAAGACATGAACGCTAGATTCGATATCGTCCGTTACTACGATGAGCATCAATCTATCATTTACGTTCCAGACCGCCAGAACCTCGTTATCTCCCGTGCCAAGAATCCTATTGGCAAGATGATGGTTGTAGTCGCAAGACGACCAACTATTGATGGAGAGATGCGTGGACAGTTTGATGATGTTCTAGGTATTCAGTTGCTTCGCAATCGTTTTGCATTACTTGCAATGGAAGCAACAGAGAAGGCCGTTCAGTCACCACTTATTGTTCCTGACGATGTGAACGAGTTCCAATTCGGTGGTGACGGAGTTATACGCACCAAGAACCCAGCAGGTGTTCGCCGAGTTGAACTACCAGTATCTGGCTCATTATTTAATGAGCAGGCAGTTCTACAGAATGAACTACGCACAGGTACACGCTATCCAGAATCACGTACTGGTAATGTTGATGCTTCGATTATTACTGGTCAAGGTGTTCAAGCCCTTATGGGTGGATTTGATACACAGGTTAAATCAGCCCAGGCTATCTTTGCTTCTGCACTAAAGACTGTAATCTCACTATGTTTTGAAGTAGATGAGAAAATCTTTAATGTCCAAAAGGCTATTCGTGGTGTTGATTCAGGTAGCCCTTATTCAATTGACTACTTACCTTCAAAGGACATTAAGGGAGATTACTCTGCCGATGTTCGCTATGGTATGTTGGCTGGTCTCAACCCAGCGCAGGGACTTATTTTTATGTTGCAAGCCCTTGGCGGTAAATTAATCTCTAAGGACTTAGCACAGCGTGAATTGCCATTCGGAGTTAATGTAACTCAGGAGCAAGAAAAGATTGAAGTAGAGGAAATGCGCAATGCGCTTATCTCATCTTTGAATGCTTCAGCACAAGCAATTCCACAACTTATTGCTAATGGCGGAGACCCAACTTCAATCGTTAAAAAGATTGCAGAAGTTATCCGTCTTCGTCAGCGTGGCACTCAGATTGAGGACGCAATCAATGATGTGTTCGCTCCAGAATTACCACCTGCTGGAGAAGCACCTATGGTAGAGCAACCGTCCCCTGCTCCCGCCGCTCCTTCAGCAGGTGGCGCTCCACCTCAAGGACTACAAAGTTTACTATCCAGCCTAACAATGGGTGGAACAGCCAACGCATCCGCAAGAACCGTAACTCAGAGATAACTAGGTAGGGGACAATGACAACACTTGCTGCTTATCAAGGTGATGGCTGGTCTGTAATCGGCTGCGATTCTAGAGCATCAGATGAAAGCGGTCGTCCTATGACGATTGCTACTCATAAGATTATCGAAAATAACGGATATCTAATTGCAGGTTCTGGTGCTAGCCGTGGTTCTAACATTTTGCAGTTTGGGTGGAAACCACCCAAGCCAACTAAGTTAGATGATTTAGATTTGTTTATGACGCAGAAGTTTATTCCTGCTATGCGTAAAACATTTGTAGATGCAGGATATGACATGAAAGAAGATGGCGATGCTGCTGCACAGGATTCGGATTTTATTATCAGCGTTCGTGGAGTTCTTTATCCTGTCTTCCAAGATTATTCTTGGGACCGCGATATTCGTGGTATCTACTATGGCGGTAATGGTGGCGATGTGGCTGTGGGTGTTATGGATGCTTTGGGTATTGACCAAGCAAAAACTCCTGAAGAAGCAGAAAAGATAATTCGCAAAGCCATTGAAGTTGCTTGCGTGTGGGATATTTATACCAGCCCACCTATTATAACAAAGATTCAGTACGCAAAATGAGTGAGAGATTCAGGGAGAAAATAGAGCAAGCATTAAAAGTTCTAATAGAGGAAGACCCTGAAGGGTCTAACTTTATCTGCGCTAACTGGTTAATAATTACAGAATGGGCAGACTATGATGGAACTCGTTACTTGCACACAGAAGTGTCAGAGGCAATGACACCCTGGAATGCCGAAGGCATGATGCGTCTGGCTAAGGAATACAATAAAGATTCTTTAGGCCAACCAGAAGAAGTCGAAGATAATGAATTGGAAGACGAAGGAGATGAGTAATGACA